ATAAATTACAGTGAAGCCGCAGACTTTACCACGGTCTCTTCTTGTCCATCCATTCATATCTTTTTTAGCTTCTTTAATAACATTCCATTTAGGAACAGTAGCTAATTCAGGGTACATTCCAATAGCCGAAACTACATGAAGATCCCCGTCAGGATTAGGATATGTTTCTTTTGTATGTGGATTAATAAGAAAGGGATTATGCACTTCGGCATCGAAAAACGCATTAATCATTCTCTCTATTTTTGCTATACAAGCAATAGCTCTTACTTCTTGCAATATAGTTTTATTCTATACTGGCACTACTCTTCACCATCTCTATTAAGTACAGGTGTTTTACGTCAGTGCTCTACTCTTGCCCAATTAATATAATAGAATAATAGTTCTAATTAATTTGCTAGATCGGGATTAGTTTACTATCACTTTCCCCGAATTGGTAAAATATTTTTTATACTATTTCTAATATAAACGACCCTTTTTTATTGTATTTATTTGTTTGACATTCAGCCATATAAGAGATACAATAAAAAAAAGACAAAAAACAAATAAGGTATGGATGCTCAAACTTGTAGAAACCTACAAACATTAATTGATAAAGATAATAATATTGAACTCATAGAAATATGGGCCAAGGTACTTTATCTAAGAATGAAAAAAGGAAAAAACAAGTTTTGCAGTAAAAAAGGAATAACTAATTTAAGCTCAGGAATTTATTTAAACTTAACTAACTTTAAAAATGAATACACAAAATTGCAACGAAAATATCACCCAGACAAAAATGCAAAACATTTTGAAATTTCAAAAGGTATTAATCAATGGAAAGCATTTATATTTGAATGTGACAAACGAGAACTTAATAGAACAGAACTTAATACATTACTTGAATCATGTCCCCCCAACACATCCTTATTCTCTCTTAGAGAACCAGCAAGTTATTTACAACAACAAGAGACCGGACTTTTCAACCACCTTGACGACATTGCCAGGCACTATTGGGCCACTGTTACGCCTAAGCAAAGAGCTGAGGCAGAAGCTAGGGAAGAAGAATGGCTTGCTCGTCGATGTGGTAGAAACAAAGATGGAAGTAAATACGTCGACCCTTATGAAGGAACTTGTCCCTTTTAAAGAAGATGCACAACAATTTGTTGATTCATCTTTTAGAAAGGAACAATTTACTTTTAATGCAGAACGCGTTGTCAATTATAAATGTTACATAAGCAATTATGTGAAAGCTGTTCAACAAAAAAAAGGTAAAGTAAAACAAATTACTTTTGCTTTTGTAGCTCCAAAAATAACAGTAGATGCATATGAATTGGCGTGGATTTTAACACATAGTCCAATTTACAATAATATTGGTGGCGTTAAAATCATAGTAGAATTATATACATTAGAAGCTTTTATCGAAAAACTGATTAATATAATCCCAGCCAATAAATGGTTCATTAAAAGTTCAATTCCTTTTAATTGTGTAAATGGGAGAGATGTAGATCTTCTAGTTAAAGAAAATAGAGCTATTATTATTTAATTTATTTATTTTTTATCTTTAGTAATAAACTCAGTATATAGGTGTATACTGAGTTTCAATTTATATTTAGTTAAGCCGAGTAATCACTAATACCCACACACATACCTTTAGGCGCCGCACCTAAAGCTTTTCTTACCGTTGTTGTAATTTCATATGACATATTTAATTTTAAATTTGGTTTAATTAATGAAAAAGAATAAATAGCAATAGAATTAAAATATTTTAAACAATATTATGTTTCAACAAAACAAGAATGATTTGTTTAATAATATCGCCATGACAATCATTAGGTTTGCACCAACAAGCAAGTTTAAAATCTACCCCTTTTTTTTCTAATTGAGCTAAGCGAATCAATTCATCATAAACAGAGCCTTTTTTCAAAGAATACATTTGAAGAATCCAGGCCTTATAGAGCTGTAGACTTTCTGCAAGAGTTCTATTATGTCTAACTGCATAAGGATTATTTAAAGGGCTAGCTTTTAAATTGTAATAAGCATTTTTACGGCCAATGTAGATAATATCTTCGCCAACAAATCCGTCTTTTTTCCCATTGATAATGTGCATAGAGTTGTTCAATTAAATATCAAAATTGATGTTGATCAATAGAAATAACAGCAAGAGTAGAAGAAACTTGTTGTAAATTAGCAGAGCCACTAGAACTCATGCGACCTGTACTAGAACCTATAGAAGAAAAACCGACATGTACGTTATTAGTAGTACTATTAATAATAGAGTTATACTTCAAACATTCAGACCAAAGTTTACTATATTTTTTATAACGTAACAAATTTTTAATTAAATTAATATGACTATATTTAGAAATCAAATAATTCTCATCAAATAAAGGTTCTTTTTCTTCATCAAGGGCTTCTTGTTTTAGTAGATCAAGATATAATTTTATTTCATCTGCTTGCAAGCTAGATAAAGAAGCGCCGCCTAATTTAGTCAAATAATCATTAATAAAAGAAACTAAGCCCTTATTATTATTAAGTAAAGTTTTGACTTTATCAGGAATAACATACTTAAGTTCCCAATGACCTTGAGCATTAAGATCAGTATCAGTATAGATAGTAAAACCTAATTCATGTACTAAATAAGATCTATGAAGATTAGTTTGTTCTTCGGCATAAGAAGTAATCTTAGCTAATAGAGAAGTATCGAGACACATGCCGTAATATTCCATTTTTGCACAAATAACAGTAGCTTGCTGATCTGATTCGTATGCAAATTGTTGATGAAGAAGATCAAGTTGAGTTTTAAATAAATAATAACCTTCAATTAATATAGAATTAATAGAAGAAAGTTTAGGAGCGCCAACATCTAAAGCGGCATAACCTAATTGGCTAGTAGTTAAAGGTCGTTCACCCCAAGAACTAGTAGCTTCACTTTTATCGAGATGGATATCAAAATAATCCCTTGCTAAATCTTTAAGACCATGGCCTCTAAATATAGAAGCTTTCATTCCTGTAGTAATGGCCAAACTTTTCATTAAAGTCAAAGAACAAACAGTATTAACGGGCCAGGATTTAAACTCGTTATAAAATTGTTTTAAATCAAATTGACTATAGTGAAGTATTTTTAATATATTTTCATTAAGCAATACTTTTGTATTAAATAAAGATTTAGCAGAAGAACTCAATAATATAAAATCTAAAATATAAGGAATAGAATGATTTATACTATTTAATTGAACTAAAGATATTTTAGAACTATGAGGATCCAAAGCACTAGGATTTACTTTAGATAAATCAATCATAGTTTCAGTATCCAGTGCAATTTCCTTACTTTCTACACAAAAATCAATTATTGCCTCTATATCTTTATCTTCTGTTACATAATAAATATCAATTTCCGCTGTTTCTATTAATTTCATATTAAAAAAAATATATAATTCTAATTAAATATTTAATTAGAGTATATAATATAGAATTAGGATTAAGAAGACAAAGTAGAAATATCTTGTTTCAAAGATTCTATTTCAGAAGAAACAGCTAAAGAATTAAAATCAAATTCAACAGAAGAAGAAAGGTCAGGATTAGGGGAAGAATCTTGTTGAAGTTGTTGAGAGACATAAGAATCTGCATCAAAAACAGAAAAGCCAGAAGATTGATCTAGAGAATTGGGGGCAACTCTAGGAATAGAGGGGGCCTCAGTAGAAATAGTGACTTGATTTTTGTCAGTATAACGAGGTTGAAAAGGAGAATCATTAGAGGAAGAAAGAGAAGAGTTGCGAGAATATAAAGAAGATGTAGAGCTTTTAACTGCTTCTGCGGCGGTATTTAAGATACAATCAATTTGATATGTTTTCTCTATTAATTCTTTCCGAGCAGCAACTAATTCTGAAACAGACATAGTTTTATAAGATTTCTTTTTTATCATAGGATTTAAGAAAGATTTAGAATAGAATTTAATTGAAGTTGGAGATCGAGATAAGAGTCGGGATGTTCCAAATAATAGTCGTAAACTTTTTGAAGACCTGCGACTTTTTTATCTAAATGAGGAACATAGAACCAAGCACCGTGTTGTTGAATAATATTTGCATCAAGAGATAAATTAACGGTATCAGCAAAAACATCAACACCTGCTATTATAGTATCATTTCGTTTAATAGGAAAAATAAAAGGAATTTCCACTTTTTTAAAGGGGGTAGAGGTTTTATTTTTAACAGCTTGAATAGAAACAATTTGACCTATTTTTTCTTTAGCGTCTTCAAGCCAACTAACACGATTTAAATCTAATCTAACAGAACAATAATAGTGAACAGCTCTACCTCCACAAGTAGTAGATTTAGAACCATAACCAAGAAGATTCTGACCACGTTCTTGATTAAGTAAGATAATAGAAATATTACGTTCAGCAGCAAGAGTAACTAATTGTTTAAGAGCATTACTCATTAAGCGTGCTAAAGAACCAATCATAGTAGTACCCATTTCTTTTTTTTCATCTAGATCGCCACTAGGAACAAGAGCTGCTACAGAATCAAGAACAATTAAATTTAGTACAGGATTACCAGCACTATCTTGTAATTTTATACCTGTTCGTATAGCCTCTAGAGCTTCTTCTGCAGAATTAGGTGCAAAGGTACAAAGTTTATCTAAATTAACGCCACAATATATCATAAAGTCAGGATCTATAGCATGTTCAGCATCGACCCACATACAAAGTTTGTTTTGTTTTTGATAACTAGAAACAATATGGGAAGCCAAAGTACTTTTACCAACACTAGTATCTCCAAAAATCTCTATAATTCTGCCTACGGGGAGACCGCCGCCCAAAACGTTATTTAAACTTAAACAATCTAATTTAACTCTACCGACGCTTTCAAATTTATTTTTATTACGAAATCCAGCATATTGAGTACCAAACTTTTTACTAAGAGTTTTATCAAATAATTCTAAAGATTCAAAGTCAGTTTCAGGTAGATCAGTTTCAAGTAGATCAGTTTCAAGTAGATCAGTTTCAGGTAGATTTTTTTTCATCTTTAAAATTAGTAATAGAGTTATATAAATAAATTAATTCAAAAAAAGTAGATTCAGACATACCAACATAGGAACCGACTTTATTTGTATATATATAGCAAAAATTACTACCAAAACTATTATCAAAAGACTGAGTAGTAATTTTGGGCAATTCTTGTAGAGCAAAAAGGTAAGAAGAAGAAGGAGAAGAAGAAGTTAAAGTAAATAGAAATTTATAGATGCCCTGAGAAAAAGATTGAAAATGGTGTATAAGTAATAAAGGAAAAGTAGTTAAAAAAGTAGTCCAAATAGTAATAAAAGTTTTATAATCTAAATAAAAATAAGAGTTATGAGTAAGGACTAAATGAATAATAATAAGTTTAATATTCTGAGAATAAGATTCTTTGTATTCTTTTAAAGAAGGTAAAAAAGAAGAAGTAGATTTAAATCTACATTTAATTTCCACTTTAAGTTTACCTATATTGGATAAATAGAGAGAAGCATCGCCATCGCCATTAATAGAACCACTACCTCTAGTAGGATTAAAAAAAGGTAAATTTTTTATAACAACTAATTCTTTAGTCTTACCCAATTTACTATAAGAGACTGCTTTAGATTTTTGAACAATATTTGCGGGATGTTTATTAATATCTTTATTAATAGGAGAATATAGTAAATACTTACTTTTTAAATTAGCTTTACATTCATGACATCTAGTTTCATAGTTTTTACAATTCAAAAAATATTCAGCGGGACAGTTCTTTAATATAATTTCTTCTAACATATGACTACTAATTTAAATTTAAAATATTCTATTACATTTAGTGCAGCCACAAAAGTAATAGACAATAATGCTGAATTTTCATCTGAGGATATAGCGCAACAACAATTACAATTCAATAGCAATAGTTTAATTAATTCTGCGGCAAAAAGAATAGAGATACAATTATACCCTACACCTTATTTAACTCCGTCTATACATAGAGTATATGATTTAGATTTAAATTCTTTAAAAATTGGGTTTCTGAGAATGATTTATATTAAATCAGAAACCCAATTTTTATATTCAACAGCAGACAGTTTAATTAATTTAGGAACTGCACCTAGAGAATTAACACAATGTTATGTAATAGATAAAGGATTCATGCCTTCACCTACTATATTCACCCCAGATATTCCTTATGCTAAATTTATTAGATTAATCAATCCTCTTGAAATTAATGGAGGAGGTTCAGGAAATAGTGAGGCAGATATTCCTATACTAGTTAGTTTATTAATTGTGTCTACGCCTGCTACTCCCCTTATTTAAATGGTAGGTTTATAAACAACAGGTTCTGCCGCCTCTTTATCACGTAAACCTACATAAATAAAAGGATTGCCTTTAAAAGAGGTAGATTTAATATATTCTCTATAGCCTGCGGGAACTATAAAACTAACTTCTAGATTAGTATTAGGTCTCATTTTTTTACCATTTAACTCTTTAAATTCACCACTAATAATAGTCAAAGTTTTATTATTATAGGGATTTTGTAGTTCAGTTCTAATAATCATATCTTCGTCACCAGGCAAAGAAAAATCAAAATCATCAATATCCATATCAACTTCTCCTAATATTATTTAATTCACTAAGTAGTAATTTCATAAAAACGGGGTTATTTTTTCTAAAATCATCTGTGTATTCTTCTAAATTAACACAAGCTAAATCTTTAAAATACGCAATATTTTTATTAGTTTGAATTACTGCAATGTTGCTCCAATCTTTTAAAACAACAGTATTAAAAGCAACATTATATCTTTCTTCATAAGCTAAACGATAATAAGTTTCTGTAGATAAACAAAAAGCTATTTCTTTTGTTAGTTTATGACAACTAATTTTACGCATAGCTTGTGTTAATGAATATATAGGAATAAGAGAAGGATTTCTTTTACGAGTAAAGAACCCTTTTTTTATTAACTTTAATAATAACTTTTCTTTGGTATTTTTTATATGTGGCACATTTAGTAGCATAAGAATTAACTTCACTAAAAAGGTTATTTATACTAGCAGGATACTCATCTAACTTAACAATATCTCCTTCTATTTTAATAACTTCTTCTTTATTAATAATAGTTAAATATAATTCATCCCATATATTTAATGTTTGTTTATATATCGAACCTCCTCCTATAATAAAAATATCTTTAGTAGGATATTTTAATTGGGCGCTTTCTATTGCATAAAAAATATCTGTAAAAACACAAGCATGAGTATTTTCTATTAAATTAAAAGTTCCAGTTTTACTTATTACATAATTTATTCTATTAGGTAAGCACTTTTTACCCAAACTTTCCCAAGTATTTCGACCCATGATTACGACATTATTAGTAGTAAGCTGTTTAAAATGTTTTAAATCTTCAGAAACATTCCAAGGAATAGAGTTATTACAACCAATAATTCCATCTTCATTTATAGCAACAATTGCAATAATTTTAGTACTCATCCTAATTCTTAATAATAGTTAAACTCATGTGTTTCCTCATTAAATACCAGTAAATTACCCTTATATTTTTTTAAAGATTGTCGTACAGGGGTATATTCTTTTGTATTTTTTGTTTTTAATTTGGCAATTGCCAGACGTAAACTAGTCATTAAATCATCAGACATAATATTAATTCCTTATTTTTAAAAATTGATATTATATTCCGTTCAGTCTTTCCTCAAAATAACAGGAAGATTGTTATGAACAAAAGGAATATAATAATTTTGTTTATTGTGTATTTTGTACAAAGCAACATCATAAAAGTGGATATGTTTATGTACTACCCAAACACCCCACAAATTTTCCAATTCAATCTCATCCGTAAGTCTAAATGTATCATTAATATCTATCATAGAAATTAAAGAGCCAAAGGTAATTTAATAATAGGGCCACTTTGATAATTAATTAATTTAAAGTGATCTAAAGTAAAATCTTGAATATTGTTAACAATATCAATTATTTCGACTTGAGGATTTGAATAAGATTTGCGTTCCATAGATTTAAGGGGCTCGATATGATTATTATAAATATGTAAATCATTCATATAATAAGTAAGAGTACCAGGTATTTTATTAGTAAGAATAGACAACATAATAAGTAGAAGGGAATAACTAACCCAATTATGTTGTAGTCCACAACCTACGTCATTGGAACGCTGTAAAGTAGACATATGTAGTACATTATTATTATCAACTATTAATTGAGTAGTTAAACCATGACAAACATATAAGCTACCTAAGTCAGCGTGGGAAGGATTATAAGTAGTCAATAAAATACGTCTACTAAAAGGGGAGGTTTTAATAGTATGAATAACATTATGTAATTGATTAATGCCTTGATGATTAAAATCAGTAAGTTGAGTGCCGTACATAGGACCTATTGTGCCATCGTTTTGAGCAAAATCTTGCCACCACTTATAAGCAGAACCGCCATAGGATTTTAAATCTGCTATAGAATTACTACCACTAATAAACCAAAGTAATTCTCTTAAAGTATTTTTAAAAGAAGCATGTTTACAAGTAATAAGAGGAAAACTTTGCATTAAATTAAACTTAACCATATGGCCAAATATTCGTTTAGTACCGACACCGGTTCTATCGTTATGATCTTCGCCATAAGTTAAAATCGCGTCAATTATATCAAAATAAGCTTGATCTGCGGGGGTAATTTCATTCATATATGATTACTAATTACTATATTTTTTTTCTTATTATAATAGGAACAACTTAATTACTTATATATATATATTATGTCTAGACGTAAAAAAGCTCAAGCCTTTATTGAACAAGCTCACGCTAATTTTACTAATGAAAATGCAAAGTTATATTCAGCGCATTCAAAAATAGAAACTACAACATATATAAGAAGTGTTAATGTTCACCAAAAACAATTTGTTAAATCAATTAAAAACAATATTTTAACGTTAGGCAGTGCTCCTGCGGGTTGTGGAAAAACCCTATTAGCGTTATTTACAGGAATACAACTAATTAATGATAAAGAATCTCCCATTGAAAAAATCTTATATGTTAGGGCTAACATTGATGATAGAGAAGAAAAAGAGTTAGGGGCGCTACCCGGGGAACTTTTAGATAAAACTAAACATTTAGCTTACCCCATCCTAGATAATTTAGAAATGTTTATGAAAAAAGAAGCAGTAGAGAGTGCCTTAACTTCTTCTAAAATAGAAGTACTTCCTTTCCAAATGATGAGAGGTAGAAGTTTTCATAATACATTTGTAATACTTGACGAAACACAAAACGCAACAAAAAAACAATTAAAAACATTAATGACGAGGTTATGTGAAACATCGAAATTAATAATTATTGGAGATCCAAGCCAATGTGATATAGATGCGTTTAAGAATGGATTAATTGATTTAGAATGGCGGTTAAATAAAAAAGCAAATACAAGTATTACAGAAGAAAACAAATATCAAGCACAAGTTAATTATGGAGTAATACACTTTGATTATGAAGATATACTTAGATCAGAGTTAACCAAATTTGCAATAGATTTATATAATATTAAGTAGTCAATCCTAGCTAGTGATATACTTAGGGAGTCAATAAATACACTTTTTATAAAAATACAAAATAATGGTAGATCCGTTAAAAATTGCGGTCAAAGGAAGTCCTTTAACTTGTGATGAATTTGATGAAGCATTAGACATATTACAAAATAGAGCTAACCACGTAGGAACTCAAAGTTGTAATACTATTAATGATTTAGATGTATGTTTAATAACTTCTAGTACAGTAATTGCTATTAATACATCTATAAGCCAAACAACAGCAAGAGTAACTAATTTAGAAAATACATTATCTGCTAGTGGGAGTATTGCTAATGATTTAAATACATTGGAAGCAACATTAACGGCAGATATAAATCAAAATAGAGCGTCTATTACTGCGCTTGAAACAGAAGTTGATTTATTACAAACTAATGTACAAGGAGTTGAATTTAATTTAGCCAGCCTAACTACGTTAGTTACTAGTAATAAATCTGATTTAGAAATTCAGATAGATAATGTTGAAGCAGTTAATGTTACACAAAATGCTCGATTAACCACAGTAGAAAATAGAGCTACTGTATTAAATAGTAATATATTAAGTGAAGCAGCAGCGAGACAATTAAAAGATAATAGTCTTCAAGCAGAAGTAGATGCAGAAGAAATTAATAGAATTAACGATATATCTACGGTGAATTTAAGTATTGTAGATGAAATTACTGCAAGGACTGCAGGAGACGTAAGTTTAAATAATAGTATTACTGCTACAAATCTTGCAATTGACACTAAAATACTTACTGAAAAAAATGCACGTATTGCGGCGGATGCAAATTTACAAGTAGAAATTAATAATTTAGCTAGTTCTTTAACTAATGCAATACCTACAGGGACCATATTACCTTATGCAGGTAATTTTAATACTATACCTAGTGGATATTTATTATGCGCAGGGGCTGCAATTTCTCGTACAACGTATTCTAATCTGTTTAATATTATAAATACTAGATACGGAATAGGAAATGGAACAACTACGTTTAATATTCCTGATTTAAGAGATAAAACTTTATATGGGGCTTTTGCGGGCAACTTAGATAGTTCGCCCCCAATAATAGGCGAGAATGTTAAAGCTATTACAGTAGGAAACTTACCACCTCATAGCCATACAGTATCTGCAGGAAATCATAGTCATGAAGTAGATACAGATCATTTCCATGGATTATATATACATAATCATACCCATACTAGTGGTAATGTGGGAAGCCATAGTCATAGTTTAAATCCTTATCGTAAAGTAGCTTTGGGCGGAGGAAATAATGATGAAGCAGGTGCAGAATTAACTACCATACCTGTTAATGATGGTAGTAGTAATGTTTATCCTAATACTGCTGCTGCGGTTGCTTCAGGACCAGTTATTAATGCCTCACCTGTACAAATATATCCACCACCTTTCACAGGAATAAATAAAACAGACAATGGAGGAGGAGTTAAGGTAACAAACCTTAATGGAGGATATACAACATCTACATCTACAATAGGGAGTAATGTTGATTTTGATGTTAGACAGGCAGGGTTACGTGTAAACTTTATGATTAAAAGCTAATGCATAAAACAATTAAATATTATAATGATAAATTTGATATTGATGGAATACAATTTCCAAATTCAATAGTTAAAACAACTAAACCGTCTTTTGCCTGCGAAGATGAAATAAAAGAATTATTTTATAAAGAAGCGTCAGGTCAAAATCAAATAGTGTTTAAAGATGATTCTATAAAAAATATTTCTGATTTTGACCCTTTTTATAATGAATTAATATTATTAGCTTCTTATTTTGAATTTGAATATAAAGAAATTTTATTTAAAGAAACTCAAATAATTATAGATAAACCGCTTCCTATTGTAGATTTTAAAGAACTTTTTGCGCACGACATTACTGCAAAAAAACAAAGTATTAAGATAAAAATAGTAGAAGAATTAATAGGAAAAGAAATACTAACAGATAAATTTTATTTTAATATCCTAGATAGATTGAAAAAAACTTTATTAATTCAAAGTGATTGGACTCAACTACCCGATGTTCAATCTTCTTTTTCTGATGAAGAAAAACAATCCTGGATTATGTATAGGTTATCGTTACGTAATTTAGATAATGTTACAGATCCTTTAAAAGCAAGATTGCCTAAATACCCTTAATTTCAACTTCATTAAAACATTTTGTGAAGATTTAATTTGTGTTCCATTAAATTAATATAAAATAAAAAATCTTTTTCTTCTATACTAATTTCCGATTGAAAATAATTTTTAACACGGTAGTATTTAAGAAAAGGAAGTTTAGTTAAATAATCCTGACATTCATTATATATATATATACATTCTTTTTGTATTTTTAAGGGTACTTTAAGGTCAACAAAAAGTTCATTATATCCTTTTTGTTGTAAACTTTTCTTCATTAATTGTAAATCATTATTAATTAATAAAGCATAGCTTTCTAATTCTTTATTGTTATTTAAATATTTTAGTGCTCCCTGATATTGATTATTTAAGTAACCAAATAAACTATTTTTTTCAGACAAGTTTTTATAATTAAAAAGAAGAAAAACTTCTTGATGATTTTGGAAGTAATAGTAAATAAAAAGATTTAGGCCTAAGAGATTTAAATTAGATTGATGAATTAAATAATCTTGTTTAATAACGTCTAACAAATTAACCCAATTAGAGCTAGTGAAATTCTTAGTTAAAGTAGGGATATAGTAAATATTAGATATAGAAATTTTTTTATAAATTAAATAGTTATTTAATCTTTCTATAAAATTTTGGATAACTTCTGGATATCTAGTAGTAATACCTAAATTTAGAAAAGGCACTAAATTCTGGGATAATTCTTCTTCATTTAAAAAATAACAAGTGCGAAGGGGAGCTTTTAACACTTTTATTTCTTTACACCACGCGCCTAAACCTCGAGCTCTTTCTCTTTGTTTAGTTTTGTGTAATTGTAATATAGTAAATACATTTGTATTAGAAGGTTTTTTTTTAACAAAAGGATTATCTTCATTAAATTCTTTAATAATATTAGATAAATATACTGTATCTAAAGTTCTAAGAATCCATGGTTGTACTTTATCTAAATCTACAGAAGAAACACAAATAAAATTAGTGTCACTTAATTGTTCCCTATTTTTTTGGATATAAGCTTTTAAATATTTTTTATAATTATTATATTTACTATCTTGTACACATAATATATACTTATTTTTTCCTGTATAAATAGTACTAGTTTGTATTTTATTTAATACATCAATTTCTTTAGATTTTAATTTAGACCAGGATTTATCTAATTTATAGACTTTAAAAGTATCAGGGAGTTCTTTTTCGATAAAAATAGCATAAAACTTATCAAAAGAAAGGTTTTCAGGTTGCCAAGTTAATAAACTTAAAAATTTTGTACGTAATATATTAGGATAATTTACATAAGAAATAGTTGCGGAAATAAAGTCAGGGTTATGAATTAAATCAATACGCAAATATTTATAAAATTCTATAAAAAAAAGATATAAATATTGATAAAGTTCTAAGCAAGTTTTTTTAGTATATTGTAAATTTTCTCTAGAGGCAGAAATATCTAAAGTACCTATAGGGACGTTAATCTCAAAAGAATACAAACATAAAACGTCAATAAATGTAAAAAACAACTCAGTATTTTTTAGATTGTCTATGTAATAAGGACAATTAGTAGTTATATAATATAAAACTTCGGGTGTAATATTACTAAAAGAACTTTTTAATAATTCTAAATCTAATTTATAAGGAATATCATATATAACGACTACGTGTTTACAACCGTGTTTAGCTTCCCAATAATTAGTATCTACTAATAATAACGACCATAGTTTACCAAAATAGTTATAAGTATTTGTTTTTAAAGTTAAACGAGCTTCTAAAGTTTTATTTAAAAAATTAAACTTACTTTTAGTATATGTTAAATACAAAGATAAGCTTTTGAAAATATGAGTTAAATCTTTTGTATTAAAAGGAACACTAACTTTTGTTCCAGGTAAAAACTCAATAATATTACTATCATTTTCTTCTAATAAAGTTAAAGAGCCTACCCGAGACTCATCAATATATTGAACCCATTTTCTATAAATATTTATATTATTTTCTACAGTATAAGTTTCAATCCAAAAATGATCAGAATAAGCTAAAGCAGATTTACTACCTAAGCCCCAACCACCTTGAAGATTATTATCTTCTCTTTTATCAGATTTTCCCATTTTAGAATACACATTAAAAATAATATCTTTATCCATAGAGTGGCCATAATCTCTTATAGAAAAGATATTAGACCCAAAGAGATATTCAATATTAATATCTATGGGAAGATCTATGTTAGCTTTTGTATGCGCGTCTACTGCATTGCTATAGAGTTCTCGTACAAAAGAAGAAATAGGATCTGTATAAATATTATTCCTCAATAAATTCATAATAGTTGAGGTATTTTCTAAATCTAGACTCATTTGTGTAGAAAGTTTCCCTTCAAAATGTCTAGACGTATTAACATTATTTAATTTCATTTGTAAAATTTGTTAAAAATATTAAAGAAGGTTTCAATACGACCTTCCTTAATAATTTAAGTTTTAATAATATATAGTGCTTTACCGGCAGTTTTAGGAACTTCCACTGTTGTATTAATGACCCACAATAAATTAGTATTTTTAATTTGGGAAGCAGTAGGAAAAACACAATAACCATCTGAAGCAATAATGCTTAAAATAGGGGTATATTTTTTAATACCGTAAAGTAGAGGAGTTACCATATCAGTGCCCCCACCACCTTCAGCGCGAATCCACCCGTTTTTAATTTTATCTAAAAAGTTAGCGCCATCAGCTTTAACAATATATTCACTACGAACTTTTGTATCTGCAAAAATCAAAGCAATTTCTACATTAGTTTGTGTTTGAACATTTTGTATTTCTGTACAAAACATAGTTAATTCTTCTTCATTAAAACAAGAACCACTAGTATCTATTATTACTAACATTTTATCTAGACCCTTTTTATTTAAAAGACCAGGCATATAAACATTAGGGTTAGGTAAAGAGCCCATTCTTCTTGCAGGTTTACTCCACGTTTGTTCTAAAACAGGCATACACCTTTTAATTAAATATTTACGTAATTCTACATGCCAAGAAATTTGAGGTTTATAAACATCAGGATTAACTTTACCTAATATAGAATTGTTAGAATTAAGTGATTGAGCTTTAGCCCTATTATATCTTTGTGTCCATTGAAAATCATCTATTTGTGAAGAAGTAGAATCTTCTTTATTGGCTTCTTTTATATCATCGCCTGCAAATAATGTATGTTTGCTTGCTAATTTTTTAGATAATTCTTCTACTTCTTTTTCTAATTTTTCTAATACACTTTCTTCATTATTAGAAGAATCAGGAGGTTTTTTACTATTATTAGCCTTGCCCCCTTTTTTTTTATTTTGGGACTTTGACTGATTTTCTACTTGTTTTTGTAAATTATCTCGTAATGTTTTAATTAAATATTCATATAAACTTTCTGAGGTCCAGTGACTAAAATGTTTTCTTTCACTTTGCGCAATATTACACTCAGAATATATACTCTCTAAATTAACTACTTCTTTTTTATTTAAATATAAATAGGAGGGTGATCCTACTTTTTGTTCATCTTTAAATCCAATACTTTCATTTATAATTGCATCACAATTATGAGTCACTACATTACTTGCAAGATATATGTGCGTTTCAGTTTCAATGTTATACACTAATCCTTCATAATATTGCTTAGAAATATGTTTAATAGGAGTTAATATATAATCCTTAGTAGTTTTCCATATTTGACTATTATTTACATTTCTAGAAGATTTAGTAGTTTTAATATATGACAGTAAATAGCCACTTTCTACATAATCAATAGTTAAAAATTTATTATGTTTTGCAAATAATAATTGTAATTGTCTAGCTAATAAATTTGAAGATGTCCACGCAGTTAATTTATTTTTATTTCGGTGCCCTTCCCCATCAAAATAACCTTTAATAAAACTAGCAGTTAAATTATTAGGTAAATCTAAAAGCCAATTCGGCAATTCTGTTTTTTCTTTTATTAAAATTGAATTACAAATAGATACAATATAATAATAGTAGGAAAGAAAAGTAGAAGAAATTAAGGCTAAAGAATTAAAATAAGATGAGATTCGATTATTTGGAATTAAATCAAAAGAACCTTTAGCCAGAAAATAGCCTATGGAATATAATAAATCATTTGTAAGGAGAAAGTTAGAAGGAAAAGGAGGGAGAATAGGAGGAATTAAAGAAGAATGAAGTTTAGGGATACATAAATAATCTTGAGTAATATTTAACTCTTGTGCTGTTTTCCAACTATAATTAATTTGGTTATTAGAGTTAAAGTTAGCAACGTAAAAAGGATGATCTTGGGTAGCTTCAATATTCAAACAACCAGTGGGTTTAATAGTATACATATCATCTTGATATATATTTTCCATAGTGTTTGTAATAGTGCCGCCAACTAAAGTGGTATCGCCTATGATTAAATCTTCTATATTCTTGAAACCTTCTAAGGTAAGAATAGGTTCTCCTGGTTTAAAACAAGCAATATTATATAAATTGCTAATTCTTTTTTTACCACGTATACAATGTCTAAATACAATATGAAGCATTTCATGAATAATAACTGCACATTGTACAGGAATTTCTAATGAAAAAAATCTATCAGCAAAAAACATTTCATCGCCATTAGTATAAGCCACCTGTTCAAAATAAGGGTGAGAATCAGGGACTACAGAACTAGGAACAAAAGTCAATAAGCCTTGTAGAGAATTATCTTCACATATAATACGAGCTCTTAAATTATGTAAAATCCTAATTTTTTTATCATAAGAAATATTAGAAGGAGGAAAACTATCTGCTAATTTTTCATCAGACATAGAAAATAAAGAAGTTTCAATCATAGTCAATTCCTAATAATTCTGTTAAAGCAAACTGAGCATCAAATAATTGAATAGTGTTAGGTCTACTAAACTCAAATAAATATTGTTGAAATACGCCTAAAGATTTTTCATAATATTTTTCAACAATAGCATTTACAATAAGTTTTTCATCAAATAAAAAAGTAATTTCTTGGTATTGAGCTGCGGTGCCTAAATAGACAGTAAATCTAATAGTAGGATCTACTACATCAACTCCCTGACTATTTTGATAAGTAGGAAAAAATATCAAAACAGCAAATTTTACTATATCTTCGTGTGTAAAATTACGAGAAGATAGAATTTCATACCCTCGATTAGTAAAACTATAGTAAGCCAATAATTCTGCTATTACTTTTAATTTGTTTTTATATTCTAAGTTTTTTGTCACGGGGAGTTTCTCCTTATATAATTTTAAAAATTAAACAGATATTAAATCACTAAAAGCTTGCATATGTTCTTTGCGCATTGCTTTATATGCCTCAGACTTACCAATTTTGTAGGGTAGTTTTTTATTATCTATTTTTTGTGCTTTACTAAATAGAGTAATCACACTTGTCACTAAAATTTCTTTACGAGGTAAATTATCTTCAATACTTCCTAATACATTAAATACATAACATGCCGCTATAAATTCTTCTTCTGTTTTACAATACGACGGTAATGAATAACTTAATCCATATAAACCAGTTATTTTAGTAGGAAGAATATTTTTAATTAAGCGATCATCTTGGAGGACACCTAGACGAATATATTCAGACATAGGGGCAAGGCTAGCTAATTCTTCAATAACAAAAAAGAATTCATGAGCAGTAGCGGCGCCTAAAAGACCTGGTAAAATAATTTTTAATTGTTGTTCATCAGTAATTTTCTCCATAATATTGGAACATTTTTCCCATGAACGGCTAGAAGGATTAATTTTATCATCATTATCTGCGACTGATTTAAAACCTTCGTCAAGAAATTCAGGACGAGCTCTTAAAAAAGCTTTAATAGAAGGAATAATAGGGCGGCCGTTTTCTGCGCGATGGGCTTCCCATTTTAACCAAGCATTTACAGAAGTCATTACGTCAAAATGAATAAAACGATCTGAGATAGCACTAGATAACTCATAGGCTATAGCACCATCTTCTACTCTATTTCCTGCTGCAATAATCATTACATTATCAGGAACTTTATATTTATCAATTTTTCTATCTAATATTAATTCGTACATTAATATACCTTTAATTTTCATTAAAGAACGGAATACATTTTAATCTTTACTATATTTATATAGTATTAAGACTTGGACACTCTAGGTAAAATTATAGTCTGTTTAACTTAAGACATCATTTACTACTCTCTACATTATTATTAAACATTACTTTAATAATTAACACGGGATTACCTTATAGTTTCCTACTTAGGTTTCCCCGTTAGCCTAATCTCTATTTGTTCTTTTTTGATTAAACCCTATTGACTTATTAAAACCAATACATTATAATATATTTAAATACACACACATTTACAAATAAGAAATTCAAGTGGACATACAAAGTTGTAAAAATCTTCAAGCATTAATTGATAAAGACAATAATATTGAACTCATAGAAATATGGGCTAATATATTGTATTTAAGAATGCGAAAAGGAAAAAACAAATTTTGTAGTAAAAAAAGAATAACTAATTTAAAAGAAGGTGTTTATTTAAATATCTATACTTTTTCTAAAAATGAATACAAACAATTACAGCAAAAATATCACCCTGACACCAGCTCAAAATATTTACACATTTCAAAAAGTCTTAATCAATGGAAAGATTTATTATCTAGATGTGACTACAGAGTCCAAAATAGAAGCATATATCTTGACATTGCTGCAACATATTCCAACAACCCATCCATATTCTCTATTGAAAAATCAATTAGAATATTCAGTATGGCAAAAGAGGCCCGACTTTTCGACGGACTACTCGAGGATACCGCAGAGTGGGCAGAAGGATGTGATGAAGCCTGGCTCGCTCAACAAAGAGCTGAGAGCCAATCTAGGTGGAAAGAATGGTCTAACTGGCAACGTGGTCGAGATAAAGAAGGAAATAAAATTAGAGACACTTATGACGGAACTCTTCCTTTTTAATACAGAAGAAGAAGTATTTCTTGCTCCTCTCGGTAAAACTCACGATCAATTTCTAAAAGAAAATCCTATAGAAACTTCTTCATCTAAAATGTATATACTTGCCACTAAACTTCATGCACAAAAATTAGGATTTAAACTAAAAAGATTAAATATGACTTTTGTGGCGCCTCTTGTTTCTAACAAAGCATTACAATATGAACAATATCATAACAAAGCTATTAAAAATATAGGAGGAATTGCAGTAGATTTAAAAGTATTTACCTTAGAACAATTCATTAATGAATTATTTACTTTAATTCCCGACAGTAAATGGTACATAAAAGATAATCATATTCCTTTTATCGCCTTGTCAAAATCTAAAGTAGAAATATTACAAGAAAATAATTTAGCCGTTATAATGTAATCATATTCATTTTTATTTAAATCTCTCTTATTGTGTTATTGCTTTAAGAGAGATTTTTATTTGGTACGCAATAGTTTGCCCAGTTTTACTTATATATTTCTATATAAGGTGCCTACGAATATTTAAGCACTTGCTTGTAAACGCGGTTCAGCCGCACTTAATTCATCTAGAAAAATAATACAACCTTCTTTACCCCAACTAGCAATCATTTCTTCTGTTGGTAAAAATTCAGGTAAATAATAAATAGTTTTTTTACTTTCTTGATGTAGATAAGGAAGTCCTGTTAAATCAGTACTATCCATTCTAGTAAGTCTTAAATCAATTAGCCCCCAATTTAATTCTGTAGCTATTTGTCTTACAATATCAGATTTACCACAACCAGGTTGTCCATGTATATATACAGCATTTTTACGTAAGTCTGTATCTTTTGCCATTGTTAAAATACAATTTTTAATTAAATCAGGCGTAGTGGGAATAGTATTAATTGTCATGTTTTTTCCTATATAAAAAATTAAATCAATTATTTTTCCAAAAGAAGACTTTCAGTTTGACTGATGAGATGAATTTTGGTTAAGAATAGTAGAAGCAATAAGATAAATATCCTTGCCAATAGCGACAGGCTTCCCATGCCACTTAGTGACCAAAGCTTGCATTAAACTTTCATTAAGAATTAACGTTAATTCTAATTTAAGTAATTCAGAAGGTTGAATGTTTTTTTGATTTTGAAATGTCATAATTTTTTTTCAGTTTTATACAAAATTTTCACAATAGGAAATCTCAAACTTCCTTCAGGGGTTTTCCCAAAAAATTTAACGGTAACAATTCCCCCAATATATTGTTCTTTTTCTTCTAGAACTTTTCTACAAAAATCCCAAGAACCCGCCATATTGGGGTAGACTAGTATGTCATTAACAGAAATCATAATTTTCGCAGCCATACCCGCATTATTGCCGTCGCCTTCAATGATATCCAAAATAGTAAATTCGGCATCTTGAAATTGTTTAACTTTAAGCAAATCTTTTGTTCTTGTATTTTGTTGATATTTAGCATTTATTTTTCTCAAGATTGCGCCTTCATAGCCTTGTTGTACAAATTTATTATGCATTCTAGTAACTTCTGTTAAATCTTTAACATAAGAACCCTCAAGTAAAACAACAGAAGAAGGAAATTCTAAAGATAAATTATTTAATAAAAGAGCTCGTTCTTTATATATAGAATGATTAATAAGATCATAAACAAAAAAAGAAATACTTTTTCTAATTAATTGTTGTTCAGTATTATCTTGTTTTAATTCTCTTCTAATTGTGCCTGAGATAACATCAAAACCCAGAGTGTGATTATATAATTCTCCATCTAAAATTACATGAGGATATGTATTAAAAAATTGCTGCATAGGTTGTGTAATATGAGGTGCCCCTAAAATCAAAGCACCGTTTCTACTATATGCGCCATCTTTAGAAAGAATCATTCTAATGCCATCAAGTTTTCTTTGAATTATTATTCCGTCTCTAAACTCAGTAGTAGAAGGAATATTATTTTTAATTTTAGAGTTTTTAGACTCTGGATTAAAAGTTTCAGAATAATAAGTCGCGGCCAACATAGGTTTTATAAATGTAGGTTTATATAAATCATTTTTAGAGATAACATAAGAACCTTTAGAGGTTTTATGGTTATATTTAGCTTTTATTTCTTTTGAAGCTTGTTGAAATGAATTAAGAGCATTTTTTTTACCTGTGTTTGTAGCAATAGCAGTAGTCCATGCACTAATAGTGTATTGTCCTAATTCGAGACCACTAACTGTTCTATAACGTTCTCCTTCTTGTTCAACAAACCATTCTAATATTTTTCCTGAAAGATTCAGTTTGTATAAAACAGGATGCACTAAGTTAACAATATTCATTTTAAGTTTTTTTCAGTTAAGTTAAAAAAACATTCCACTTAATTTTAAGTGGAATATCTACATTTATAATTAATTAATTAATTAATTATAAGAAATAATTTTGGAATCAAGGTTTGTAATTAAATTAATAGCTACTACTGTTTTAAATTCAGTTTGTAGTTCTATTTGCATAAAATAATCAATAGATTCATTTAAACACTTAAATTGATAGCACCACATAGTAGCATTATTAATTATGTGTGATTTAGTAGAAAGACAAAACCAATTATCTTCGTGAGTCAAAAGTTGAAAAAGATGGGGAGAAATGTGAAGGCCGCCCATTTTATAAGTAGCCTTAATAGTAGAAGTAATAATATATTTTAATTCTTCTTTCATTAATTAATTAATTAAATCAGGGGGTGTATTAAGCTTCACAAGAAGAACATTCTTGAAAAGAAGAAGTAACAGGAGAAAGAGAAGGAACAGAGTTTAGAGAAGAAGTGTTATAAGATTTATTATTATTAATATTAGTAAATTCTAATAAATCATGATAGCCGCCAATAAAATGACCTTCTAGCCAAATTTGAGGAACAGTGTTCCAAGTAAAATGTGTAACAGTATCAAGAGAATACTCAGAATAAGAAATACCTAAAGTAGTAAATAATTCTTTTGCTTTAGTACAATAAATACAATCAGGTTTAGTAATAATATGTGCTTTATTTTTTACTTTATCAATTATTTTTTCACTAGAAGATTTAGTATAGTAAGTACTTTTAACACCACTTTTCCAGGTTTTAAAAATCAAATCATTTAGTTTTTTAATAGGAATATTAGGATGAACAAATCTATTAAGAGATTGACCTTGATCAATATAAGGAGTTCTATCTGCGGCTTGAATAAGAAGAGCTTCAGGATCTATTTCGCGAGCAGTAGCAAATAATAGTTTTTCATTAATGTCTAAAAAGTCTAAATGAAAAACAGAGCCATTATGATAAAGAATACTATCCCAAACTTCATAAGTATTTTTATTTTTAGTTTCTAATAAAGCTTCAAGCATATGATTTTTTCTAATAAAAGAACCTTTGGCTTGTTTTGCAGTATAACTATTACTATCACTAGGTTCTATACCAGGACTATGAGCGCCACTAATTACACAATTAGTTCTAGTAGGAGCGGTTGCTCTTAATAAGGAATGACGCATTTTTGTGCCTTCAGACCATTCACATCCCCCATACTCTAGGTACATATCCCTACTAGCTTTTTCAGTTAATTGTTTAATATATTTATGTATTTCTATATTAAGATTTCTACTATCAAAAGAATGAAAAGGAAGATTTTTCTGTTGATATAAATAAGCTAAACCCATAGTACCAATACCTAATGCGCGACCTTTTTGAGCACTACGAACAGCATTAGCTAAGCCTGGTTCTTTACTACCCCTAAAAATAAAATCATCCATAACAGCATCTAATAAATATACTGCTAATTCAGGTACAGTTTTATTTGTATTTTGAGATTTATAATCTTTCCAATCTTCCCATAAAGATAAATTTAAAGAACATAAACAACATACAAAAGTATGGAGAGGGTCTGCGTATTCTAAAATCTCGGCACAATTTCCCACTAAAATACCGTTAAACATACCTAAATTTCTTAAAGGTTCTGTAAAACAATAAGTATCCTCTGTATATGAAAGATGTTCAACTTTTTTTATTTTAATAAATTGAGTTGCCTCTCGATTAGCTTTGCTACTCTTAATGCATAATCTATGGCAATTTAAACCTAGCTTTAATAAAGTCTCTACTCCAGAAGAAGCTATAACAAGTCTATAACATTCTTTACAATTAAATTCACGTAAAAGACCTGTACCATTATTTGCAGGCAAGAAGTAGATTCCTTCTGTTTTATTTTTAGTTATTTTGGAATAAACCCCTAACATTTGAAGAAACAATTGTACTTCTTTTATAAAAGGTAAATTTATAGAAGTTATTTGTAAACCCTGAGTATTGTATTGTTTATTAGTTAATAAACAACCATCTGAGTCTAAAAGTCCTGCAAACCAATCTAATCTACTTTGTAAACTATACGTTACATTAGGGATAAAAAATTTAGAAAATAAAGTAGTATAATTTCCTACTAATCTATCAGAACATTTTGACTCAGTAAACTTACAAGTAAATAAGTGGGCTAATTTTTTCTTTTTTCCGTATAAATAAATTTGTTGTTTATTTTTTACTTTAGTACCGTCTCCAGTATAAAAGCCATTAGCATACGCATTTTCTAAAATTTTGTCACCTTGTTGTAATAAAGGCAACTCAAATTTTATTAATTTATCATTTACTAATAAATCTTGTGCGTCTTTAATTACAATATTTTTTTTAGAGCCTGAGTGCAAATGAAATTTATGGTAAGGAGTACAAATTAGTTCTTGTCCAGAATCAGTAGTAATTTTCAATAAAGATTGATTAACTCCTGTTTTGTACACAGTAGTTTGAGAAAATACTTCTCCATTCCAAACTTCAATTGTCTTATTTTCTAATTCTTTAATAGGAATATGCCCTTCACTAGTTAATATTTTTGTATCACCTACTACGCATAAGTTAGAAGTTTTAATAAATAAATTATGTAATTTATAGGCTTCACTTCTTTGATTATTAACATTATCAATAAACAATAAATAGGGAGTTCCTACTTTTAGATTCATTTCTAATGTTTTGCCCCAAATCTTATGGGCTTTCTCATCTCCTGCTAACACTTTTTGCATAAAAGCATCTGTAATAGTAAAAGCAATATTGCTATCTAACATATTACGAGGATCTCCTTCCAAATGATCTTTTGCTAATAAAAAATCATAAGCATCTGGATGTTCTATTGGAATATAATGCGCAAATGATCCTCTACGTGTATTTCCTTGTGATACTGAACTAGAACAAAGATCAAATTGTTTAGCCCAAGTTAAAACAGAACCACTAGTACCATTATTTTTACCTATAGGACTACCGGCGGGTCTAAGATCACCATAATATAAACCATGACCGCCCCCTGCTTTAGAAAGAAGAGCAGCTTCTCGTAAAGATTTATAAATACCGTCAACACTATCGGAAATGACTGCGCTAAAACAAGAAATAGCTTGGCCTTTATTAGTGCCAAAATTAGAAGCAACAGGAGTAGAAAGACCTATATAAGCTTTATAAAGAACATCAAAAAAATCTTGCTGAAGTTCAGGTTTATTAAGATATTTAGCAGCAGTATGAGCTACTCTAAGATAAAGATCGCGAGGACATTCACCGGGTAATAAATAACCTGCTTCAAGTGTACGAAGTCCTTCGTCACTTAACCAGTGAGGACAAGGAGCATAAGAACTTACATTTAATTTTTCCATTTATTTTACAAAAGTAGAATGTTTTTGATTAGCCCAATTAAAGTCAACGTTACTATAATTAAAATTATTAAAATCTTGTTTTAAAAGACTAGTATAATTATCACCATTGATTGCTTGCGCAAAAAAGTCGTGTGAAGATTGTCCAATTACTTCATTTAAAAACCAATTAGAAATATTGTACGCTCTTTTATCAAAACTAAAAATAGGCGTTAATCCTAATGCTTCTAATCTATTATTAGCCCTTAGATACATGTATTGTTTTAAATCTTCACTATTAATAAAAGGTAAAAGTCTATTGTTAAATATTTGATTAATAAAATTAAATTCATTATCTAATACAGTTCTAAACCCTTCATATATTAATTCTTCTTCTTCTTCTGTTATTCCTTTTTCTAATACTAAATCTTTGAATAATGCACAACCCATATCACTATGTGTCATTTCATCAGATATACTCCAACTAATAATTTGAGCTAATCCTTTATATCTTCCATTACGAGATAAAGATAACAGAACTGCAAAACTAGAAAATAAAGCGACGCCTTCTCCCGCACCACTAAATACTGCAAGAGATACTAATTTATTAGGATGCTCTACAAAATATTCTATTTTTGTTTTAGTCGTAGGATCATCAAGAAACGCATTATAATCATTTAATCCTAAACAATCACTTAAATGAGAATATGCCTGACTATGGATAACTTCAAAAAAAGCAAAAGCTCTACACGCCGCTACAATCTCGTGTTTAGGAAATATTTTAGGCACTATGTCTGACCAATAATCCCCTATTCGTGTTTCTAAAATAGTAAACCCTTTTAAAATACCTTGAATAATTTCTTGTTCTTCTATACTCCCTGTTTGATAATTAAGAATATCACTATTCATGTCTACTGTTTCTACACGCCATACCGTAGATAACGCTTGTTTAAAATACTCAAAATATTTGGGATGTGAAAACGGTTTATACGCAACCCTAAGGTCTTGTATTCCTAAATTATAAGTATTGTTTATTTCTATATGTGACATTTAATCTTTCTATTTTAATTTTTTATTAATCAATTTAACTTTTGACATCATTAATTATACTTTTCTGTATACGTTAATATTTCACTCAAATACTCATTATCCCCCACTATATCGTAATATTTTAGTGAAGGGTTTGTAATATGAGGTACTACGTCTCCACTAAAAGAACCAAAAATATCATAAATTTCTAAATTAGGGCCGGGATCGGAGGCAACAAATTGAAATAAATAACTAGAACAATATGCATGTTGTTCGTTATTTATTATTAACACTTTATTGTAATAGTCTTGTGTATTTTCAGTAATACGTACTATAGCAAAAGGTAGATTTTCAAATAGAATAGTAACAAGATAAGCATAAGTGATTTCTTTAAAAGGTTCTAGGGGGCGTTTAATCAAATGTTGATTTAACCATTTAATTTTTACTTTATTTTGATTTTTTAAATTAGTTTTTGTAGTAATATTAGGCGCCCCTGAAATACCTAATCCTGCAAACAAATCTGTATATTGTCCTATATAACTATTAATATTAGTATTAGAGTTAGTAGTAAGCAATATTTGGGCCAAGTAATCATTAATATTCATTATGAATATAATTCATCTATTAATTGTAATTTATTTTTCCAGGATAATAAATTACCTGAGTCAATTAAGTTCAAATTTACTTTTAATAATTTAAATAAAGAATCTTGATTATGAAACGTCATGTCATAATAAATTTCTGTATCCATATTTTTTAAAACAGGCTCTATTTCTAGTTCTTTTTCTAAATAAATAAAAATATTAGGTTTAACTGTTATTTTATTTTGGATATATAAAAAATTAGTATTATTGAAGATTTCTTGGGCACTATAGACACAGATTCTATATTCAAAAGGAAAGGTCCAAATTCCTGATTTTAAGAAAAAATTATTACTATCAGGATTATTAGAACTAGTATTAAAACATAAACCATCAGTATAAACTGTAACATCTACTCCATTAATAGGAAAACTAATACTCATGTGAAAAGTTTTTTTTTGTATATAATCGACGTGTTAATTTAAACATATTTTAAATTAATTTCTTTTAATTGTTCAAAAGTAACAGGTCTATAATTTACAATTTCTACACAACTATTTAAATATCGCATGTCTTTTTTATGTTCCTTTTTAATATGATAATCATGAGTATGTCCCGCTATATTATAATCAAACCTAACTTTTCCTTCTAAATGTATTTGAGGGCCTAAAAAACTAGGATGGATAGGAACATGTGATAAAATACATTTAATTTTAGGTAAATATAATACTCCGTATATTTTATCAAAACACTCTATGTATGTATTAATATCACTCTTATTATCATGATTTCCCATAATTAAATGTTTTGATCCTTTTTTCATATATTTTAAAATCTGAGGCCCCCTTTTTTTATCTAACCAAACATCTCCTAAAAAGTATACAATATCGTTATCTTTAACAATAGAATTGTAATTATCTACCATTACTTTTTCACATGCGTACATAGAACTAAATGAACGCATATTTCTATCACCATCTGCAGAAGGAAATTTATATGCATTGGAGTGTCCCAAATGAAGATCTCCCCAAAAGTAAATATTTCTAATCATATTTTTAAATCCCTGTATATTAATTGTCACGGCTTATAATATTCCATTCGCACAATCTGTTCATCCAAATAATCTTCATATTGATGTTGTAGAACAGCTTCTCTAAATAGAAATTCATTATATAAAAATTGTGCATAATTATTATAAGAAACCCCATTATAAGATTTAAAATCTTGTATTAATGGAAATATTTTGCTTGTTTGAATCGCAATACTTATATCTCTTAAACATAATAATATATGATTATCTTCTAATTCCCAAATAGGAATTTCTACTTTATGTAAAGATAACCATTTAATATTTTTATATAACAATCTATTTTCACTTAATTCATTTAATGAAGTTGAACTTGATAGTTTAAATTGTAAGTCAATCATAGTTAATCCCAAAGATGAGGGTAAGGGTATATAGGGTACGAAATATTTTTATAATCTATAAAAAACGGTATATAAACTGCCAGTTCTCTTTTCCAATAAAAAGTTCCGATTTCAAATCTATTTTTAAAAGTATTAAATGTAAGTCTTTCTAAATAATATTCTTGTTCCATTTTTTTTAAATATAAATTTTCAAAAAATTCATTTTTAGAAAAAACTTCTTTTCTGGCACTAATTAGTTTATCATCCCATGCGCTTGCTATCTGTTTTATTTTTTTATCAGTATAATATCCTTCTTCTCTTAATTCTTCTGCAGATTTTTCTAACCCTTTTTTATAATTTTTGGTCTTAGGTCTTGCAAAATAATGTGCGTGTTCTATATTTCTTCTAGTTCTAGACATATGAATACCTAAGTTCCCTTAATCTTTCAAGTACAAAGTCTTGTCTTTACAAGTTTTAAATTTACAGGCTTCTACTACACTAAAATCATCAGTGCCGTCTAATCTAGAATACTTCACAATGAAACAATTAAAACTAACTAAACCTGTTTCCATATTATAATTATCTAGAGCTTCTCCTAAAGCAATCCATATGTGGTCATATTCTGCTACACATTTTTGTTTACCCCTACACCTAGTAATTTGAACTTCTTTTAAACATGCTTTATTATTTTTAATTAAACTAATTTTACCGACAATTCTTAATTTGATTCTTTTTTCATAAAATTTTTCTAATTCTATTCGATACATTTTTAACTAAAACCTTTTTGTTAATATTAAAATTCCTCACAAAGTCCTTTTAATTTTGATATTATTAGATCTACCGGATCAATAATACGTCTGGGTTTAAATGTTTCTTGAAACTCTTTTTTAATGATTGAGTAATGCGAACACCCCAACAAAATAGTAGAAGTACACGCAATATTTAAACGCTCAGTATATTGCATTAAATTGTGGGTAATTAACCCTCCTTTTTCAATATCACTAGACAATATGCTACAAGGAACTTCTATGCAATAATTAAATCGGCCACTATTTATTGTTTTGGGTGTTGCAAAAATTGTTGTGTTATTTGTTAAAAAAGGTAAACATGTAATTAAATCTAGAACAAGAGTATTAGGCTTACTTAAAGATTTTAAAAACTCTAAGCAGTTACTAGACAAAGTCATACAAGCCACAATGATTATATCTGGCTTACCTTTGCTATAGATGTAATCCATATGTAATTTGCATAAAACACATAATCTTTCCGTAGAAATATTGGAATAAGTTTCAAATATCAAAGGGGCATACCTGATAGTTGTAATCGAAGGAAACAAAATATTTAATTGTTGTTCTAGATATTTGCCGCCCGCCCCAGAATCAATCACCCCAATTGTCGTAAATTTCATTTTAAATAACCTGCTTATTTTTTTCCTAGATTAATGTATTAAATTAAAAAAGCGTTGTCAATATATTAATACAAAACCTTTTTATGAATTTTAATTTTAAAGATACTGTTGAAAAATTATTAAATAGAAAAGCTACTAATTTAATAACTAAAGTAGTGGAAGCCCCTATTGAGATTACAGAAACATCAGAAGAAGCATCGACAGAAATAAAAACAGAAGGTGCTCTTCAAACTGATAACTATCTAACGTTAATAGAATTAATTAAATTAACTTCTCAATCAAGTATAAAAACTCAACCTACCCAAAGTTTATTTACTGCTAAATCTGTTTTAATAGTATTTGCTTTTTTATTAACTAGTATTCTTGTTCAGTTAGATAACGCTTTAGCTGATGATGTTTTTTCCTTTAAAGAAGGTATTCAAGTAGCTATTGCTCTAATTGGGGCCATATCTACAGTAGCTGCTAGAGGTTCTGAAGGAAATACAGGAATATATACCCCTAATTATATGCTTGGTTTAAATAAAGAAGATTATTCTTCCAATATTTCTGATAATACAAATTCTGAAACTACTTTTTTTTAATTTTTAATTAATTTAATTTGGCTAAATGCTTTATCTAAATTGTATATTTTAAATATAAAATAATCTAAATTTACTAGCCAATCATACACATCTTTTGCTAGCCATATATATTGCGTTTTATATGGCATTATTAACATGTGTTTTTCTAAATCTTCTTTTATATCTTTTAATTTAACTGTTGTATTTATTTCTTTTAATATTTGTCGTACAGTTACCGCTTTTATAAGATTAGGTTTACTTGATAAAGCAAGTCTTTTATAAAAACATAAATGAGGCGTTAAACTAGCATATTTCTCTGAAAAAATATTAGGCGGATAATTTATATATTTATTGATGCTATCTAAGTAAGGATATAATGTGTCTTTTTGCTCCATATGATATTTGTATAACGTATATTCATATAATAGCTGCGACACCGAAAATAAACTCATTTTACAAAAAATACGATTTATTAACGTATTATTTAATGTTCTATACGCTGCTTTTAGCAGAAATCCTCTCTTTACATACTTCCTGCTCAGCCCTTTTCCTTGTCCTAACACATCTATATAACTATTTAAATTGGTAATATATTCTGAGATTGCTTCTCTACTAGAAAAAGTATAATTATGAAAAAATATTATATATTCTTCTTTAGAAGCTAAATATTTAAATTCTCCTGTGCAATGGCATAGTAAAACAAAATAAGAAACTTCTATAGGTTTTTTATTTATATAAATTTTATAAGTTTTTTCTAAATACATTTGTTTTTTTCTTAAATGCGAATATCGATAATAGCATACAAAGTGAAACTATTAAATTGTATACAAAATGTAATTCCAATCGGGGTAGCAAAAATGATCCTATACTTATTCGGTCCTTTAAAGGAATTTTGTTTAACCATTGATTTAACAAAATTACATGCTCCAAATAATGATACGTTTGTATCCCTATCCCTACATTCCACCAAAATTTGTTGGTAACTTTGTAGTAGAAATAATTCATCCCTACCAACATATATATTGCAAAAAAATAATGTAGTAATTCATTTTGTATTAATAACGGATACTTTAAACCAATTAAACCTAAACAATCAAGTCTAGGCCAGTTTAAAAAGTATAATTGGTATACTTGCGCTAAGTGTTCACAAAAATGAATTAATACAATTATTAAAAAAAGAAAATAGGTAAACATTAATTAAAATTTTGTAATAATTGTTCTATCTGTTTAGCCAAATCTTTTAACTCAGCCCTAGATAATTCTTGTCTGGGTTTTTTGGGTACATGCGTTACTTCTTTACGCTCTACAGGAATAACGTCTGTCATTCCTATAGTATATAACCAAGTATTTAAACATCTTTTATCATATTTAACATTAACTTCTAACCCTAAACGAGCGGCTTCTAACTTTGCTTGACGCATAGTTATTTTTTTAACTTTTTTGTTTTTTTTCATCTGTAATTCTAAGTATTTAATTAGTTTAAAATTAAAAATCTTTATAGCAAAATTGTTATAAAGATTTTTGAAGTCTATGTATATTTTTTTAATCTAGAACATTTCAAGCGAATTATCTAGCATATACTCTAGGGAGGCATTACTTGCTTCTGCAACAACTTCTAACTCTAACGAATTTAATCCTAAAGATATTACTGAAGCATTTTGTACATCTATGAAAGAATTAGAACTTTCTGTAACAGTAGTATAACTATCATTAGATACTCCTTCCATATTGTTTACTGCGTTTAAAAAAGCTTCTTCAAAAGAAGTGCCTTCACTATTTTCTAGTACATTATTATTAATATTTTGTAAATTAGAATTAATAAGATTATTAATACTATTCACTACATTTACTTGTTGAGTAGTAATTTGTTCTAATGTATTTTCATACAATTCATTGAAATTATTACTTAACCCATAATCTATATTAGGCGGTATATCCATATCAGGATTAATTATACAACTCATTATGTTTTTAATTTAATATTTTTAATTATTTAAGCGTAGTTATTATGTTTAAAAAAAAAACACATAACGTATTTGTTTGGTGTAAGTATTTCACTTAAGAATCAAAAATAGTATCAAAATTTTGATTAACACTTACTACAGGGGGTACTTTTTGAGGTGTAACAATATCGGCAATTTCGTAGTCATCCAAAAAATCCCCGACAATTGTATCAACAATTAAATCTTTTGTATTTTTAAATTTATTTAAATTTACCCTTAGATTTTTTGTTTTTTTTAATAAGGTCATTAAAGTTTGTTTTTCTTCATCAGAAACATAAGTATTAAAAATAAATACAAGAGTAGTAAATAGAACTAGGTAAGGATGATCCAAAGTGAATAACAAAAATCCGGAGGCTAGCAAATATTTAAGTATATGTTTCATTTAAATTTTTAATATGTGGGTTGGGTTTCAATCCAATCTTTAGTGTAGGAAGCCAAAATTAAGTCTTGTTGAACAAAAGTATAGCCTTGTATATTTTCTACAATGAATATATGTTTACGTTTAAAAAAAGTAACAAGATTTTCTCCAAACATAAGTTCACCAATTAAGTAGTTTTTAACACTACCGTTAAATTGGCCAAAATAATAAAGATAAGAAGAAGGTTCTGCTGAATTTTTTGTAGTGGAACTACCTGAAAAAAACTGACAATATTGTTTTTTAAAAATTCTATATAGTTTTTGTTCAAGTAGAATACTAGGAGTAAGGGAGGTTATTTTGTTTAATTTAAACTTCTGCGTCATAAAAAGCGTTTTTAAAAATAGAATAAGCTTGATTTAAAATTGCAAAAGCATTAGGGTGCCCATCCCTATCAGGATGAAATGTTTTAGATAAAGTTTTATACTTTTGTTTTATAGTAAATAAAGAATCGTTACTAGAAAAGTTTAAAATTTTTATTGCTTTAGTAGCAGCTACTACAGGATCATCCCCAAAATATTCTTCTGGTAATATGTTAATCCATTCTGATTGGGGGCCTAAAATTTTACTAATATTCTTAAAAGAACTTTTTTTATATATAGGGGCTCCTTTACCAGTAGTAAGATAGATAATAGTTTTTTTAAATCTTCGATCTAATAATTTAATGTTTATGTTCATTTGTAAGTGTGGGTGTAAAATAGGGGTTAAAAAGTAGATATTATTTTATCTATAGTTTTTTCATGAGACTGAATTAAACATTTAGCATCTAGAGTTAAATGTTCAAAATTCCGATAAGATACATCATCAATATCATCATTTGCATGTAGTAACTGAGTATCCAAATTATAGTAAGTTAAGCTTTCATTAGAGTACAACATAGTAGTAATATTAGTTTGGCCACTAGTAAAAATATTAAAACAAGGTCCAATCCATTTATAAGGATTAGATCCTTTTATAAAATCATAATTTCGAGTAGTTATTCCTGTGCCAATATCCACAATAGCCAAGTCTTGCAATTTAATATTTTTATTGAGAGCCAATTTAATACCTATAGAGGTAGGATTATTAGCACAAAAAGCACCATCAATTAAGATCATATTGTGATAGACGTAAGGATCCCAATATATAGGAGCGGCACTAGAAGCAATAACACTATCAACTAGATTAAAATCGTTCACCAAGAAATATTTCTCATTATTTTCATATTCTAATGTATTAAAAATAACTGCCTTACTATTTTTAATATCATAAGAAGTAGCTGCAAAATCAAAATTAATTACAGAAGTTTTATTTTGGAGCAATAAATTTAAAGCTTCTATTTTTTTAGAAGTATTATACAAAGAAGTTGCAAAGCCGCCTAAATTAAATTTATTAGGATAAAACAAAGAATGTTTTAGTGTATGTCTAAATATGTCACCAATATACCATGCGGGTAAATTGTCTAATAATAATCCAATCAAAGCACCACTACTTGTTCCCACTATTAAATCAAACATGTCAGATATCTTTTTACCTGATGTTTTCTCAATATAGGCTAATACTTCTAAAGTTAAATATCCTCTAGAACCTCCCCCACTTAATGCTAATATTTTGTACATAGTTTTGTGTGTTAATTAAAAATCAATTCCAAAGATTGAGATAGAATTTAGAAAAGAGAGAGAGACCACGTTTACATCGAGACAAATTTAGTTTATCTTGTAGAAAAGCTTTTTTATATAATTCTTCATCAGTATAAATAAGGTCAATAGTTTTAAAGACAAAAGAAGAAGGGAGAGAAGAAGGGAGAGAATTAAATTGTACATCTGCAATATAGTGAGAAGAGACAGAGGGATATCCGCGTTCTATATAACTAAAAGTCCAGACTAATTCTTCTAAAAGTTCATTCCAAGCATAACTATCTTCTAACTCAGAAGGATAACTATAATTATCCACCCAATTTTTTAAATATAATAAACGGGGTAAAATATACCTAGCAAAATGAATATCTAAAGCCCAACATTGTTCTTCTAGTTCAGGTATCATTAAGTGGATCTCCGTTAATATTTACTACAGTATATTTTTGTTTTAAACAAAGGCGAAAAGTTTCCAATCCTCTTGAAGCTCCTGTAATATTCAAATCAGGAACAAAACACTTAGAAGTAGTATACAATTTCCAAGAACCCAAGTTTTCTAAGGTAGGTTCAAAGACAAATAACTCAATAGTTCCTTCTTCAGATCGTTTCCATTGAACTTTGTTTTTAATCATGGATTTTAATTAAGGGTTAATGTATTAAAAATATCACATCAAATATTTAATATTATATTCAAGGATGAGCCACATTTTTTGGATATAATTTGCATTAATATATTCTTCAGTCCAAGTCAACAAATTACCAAATTGTTGTTTTAATTTAGGGGAAGCGTTTAAAGCATTAAAATTAGAAGTAGTAAAGTAACAATTTCCAGGTTCACCCCAATAGATAGAATGTTTACTACAAAACCTGCAACTTCCTTTAAGAAAATAAATACACAAACAATTAGAAAAAACTCTAATTGCAATTACTTCTTTACCTGTTTCTTGTGAAATAGTTAAAGCTAGTGCATTAACTAATTTAAATATTTTAGTCATTTTATTAATTTATATAAATATAAAAAATATCTGTGTATGTAAAAGTAATATACAGATATTAAAAGAGGAGAAATTAAATTAAAATAAAGTTGATTTTAGAATAGAAGCAAAGGTGTGATCTTTGTAAGCGAGGTGTACAAAAAGATCTTTACAGAGATCTATTGCTTGTTCTCGAGAGAGTAAATTTGCGGATTCAATTTGTTGTCTAATCATAAAAGATTTATGTAGAGATAATTTTGCAATTATTTGATTACGACTTTCATCATTAGAAGGTGAATTTAAATTTGGGGGTTGTAACATAGAGAGTGAGTGAGTTTAAATAAGAAATAATTTAATTTCTGCTTTGCGTCTATTAACTAAACCTTGTAGAATTTTATTATTGCCACCTTTAGTCCACATTAAAAAACAATCAGCAGCGACAGAATAATTTTTATTATTTAATTCTTTTAATAAAGTAGATCTTACAAAATTTGCGACACCAATATTGTAAATTAAAGAAGTTAAAGCATCAAACATTCCTTGTGTAATAGGAACGGAAACATAGAGCTTAAGTGCGGATTCAAACTGAGCTAAATCAGCTTTAAAATAGAGATCAGCTTGTTGTGTAGTAATAATGGAGCCTAACTTAACAGGGGCACCATTAATACGAGTAGTACCATAACCAATAGTAATAGGAAGTCCATCAAAAGAGCCGGGATCCTTATAAGCTTTTAAACTTAAGCCTTCAAAAAAGTGCATTAATTTGAGGCCTGGAAGTTGGATAGAATAAGTAGAAACAGGGTTATAAATACTAACTGGAAGTAAAGGGGGCAAAGTAAAAAGAGAGAGGTAAGGAGAATTATGTAAAGGAAGAGGAGGTAAATTTCCAATTACTCTACTAATGGAGTCTAGAGAATAATCAATGGAATGAAGTTCCTCAAAATGTTTAGTTAATCTTGCTAGTAATAAAGAGAGACAAAGAAGTCTTTGTTCTAGAACAGGTTTAATGCCCACTACATTATTATAAGTAGCATCTAAGGGAGGTTTAGGGGGAAGTGCAGATACTGTACGAAGAGCGGCGTCTAATGTAATATCTAAAGGTTGTGTTAAATTAGAGGCATTTTTTTTCAAATAAGAAATAGCTAGTGTTCTATAAATATTCAAATCTTTCATTTTTTTCAATTACCTTGACATAAGTAGTGGATATATATTATATCAAGATAACAAAAAAAAGGATTAAACAATAATCAAAGAAGAATCCTGACAAAGTTTTTGAACAATCAATTTAGGAGTAATAGAGTTATGTGGGTTGGGTTTCAATTCAGGAGAATTCAAAAAATGAATTCTATCGGCCCAACTTTTAATAAAATAACTTTTAATAGTAGTATTAATACCGACATTAATTAATTTCAAATAATGAGTTTTAGAGATATAGGCACAATCCATAGATAATTCCAAAGAATGACCTACAGTAATTTGATCAATAATGTCATGTTGAGAAACAATAGAGCCATCAGGGTTAAATTTATAGCTAATTTCAAGAATCAAACGTTCTTCTTTAACATCAGGATATAAGCTAAGTTTAGTAACAGTAGAAGTAGTGTTGTTTAAATTAATTAAATTAACAGCCAACCTAACAGAGCCATATTTTAAGGGAACGTCATTAATTAAAACACCAGTGCGTTCTGCTTGTTTTTGTCTTTCAATATGACATGCAACTTTGGATAAAACTATTCCTTGAGCAATAAACTTCATAATTATTTTTCCTATATAAATTAAGTTAATTATGTTTCGACTTAAAAAAAGAAAAGATATTATTTCGAAATAATATCTTTTATTAAGTAGTAATGTGTGAGTTGAATTAGAAACGAAGACCTACAAAACCAGTAATAACAGGGTTAGAGGAATTAGAACCCGAGAGAGGAAGTTTAAGATCAAGACCAGTAACAGTATTTTTAGAGAGATTAAGATCTAAGCCAGCATTAAGAATAGGAACAACATCACTAGAGCCAGTTAATTGACCGCCATTATTCCAATTAGCAGCAGAGCCAGCACCAGCATAGACACTAAAAGTATCAGATAGAGAGGCATCAATAGTAGCAGAAACACCTGCAGTAGAATCAGACATAACAAAAGGACGAACTGAAATACTAAAAGTATCTGACAAGGAAACTACTTGAAATTTACCTAAAAGGTGTACATTAGAGACGTCGTCAGAATTTTCATTAGAGACGCCGTAGCCTAGACCTAAAGCAAGATAGTTATTATTTTGAACAAGAGATTTTGCTTTAATTTGATCAATTTCAGTTAAAGCTTGCATAAGAACAATTTGCTGATTTACTAGTTCTTCATACAACAAATTATTTTCTAATGTAATAGATTCTAATACTTTAGCTTCTAAGAGATCTAAACCTTGAAGTAAAGAGTGAGCATATTCTTGACGAGTAAGGGTAGAAGAAGGGCGAAAAGAGCCGTCGGGATAACCGGACATAATACCGAGATCAAGAAGAGTTTGAACGCTTTCTTTGGACCAAGGAGCAATTTGAGAGTCATCAGTATAAGGGGTAGCGCCAGAAGGAGCAGCAAAACTAAGAATTAAAGCAACAGTAGATAAAGAGGCAAAAATTTGATTACGCATAATAATAATAAGTATAAGTATATGTATTAAATCAATTAAAGGAATTAAATCAATTAAAGGAATTAAAGGAATTAAAGAAATTAAGAAGGATAATCGTGTTGTAATTTATCGTAGAGATATTGAAAAATCAAATGAGGAGAATCCACAAAAAGTTGTTGAGTAGAAGGGTCTGCCAAATACATTTCGAGAAAGACATTATCTTCTAAAAAAGAATGAGGAAGAAGGGGAGAAGGCCAAAGTTTAATATAGGAACCAGATTTATAGCCATGATGTTGTCTAAAAAGATTCAAAACATTTTTACTAACATACATTTTAAAAATAGAATCATGAGAAAGATTCAAATGAGTACAAAGGGAGGCCAAGAGAGACAAATAGGAAGGATCACGTTGTAAAAGAGAAAGAACGAAAGATTCTGTAGAAAGAAGAATAGAATGTGTAGAGAGAGGAGAAGGAGAGAGAGGAGAAGGATGAAGATAGAAATGTTGATAAAAATCCTGAGCAGCATTAAGTCTAAGGCCCAAATATTGATCTTCAATATATTTAGACAAAATAAAATGAATAATATCAAGACATTCAATTTGAGCTTGAGGTAAGTTAAAAGAGTGTTGTTTCCACCATTTATAGCCAACATGATCGACCAATTCTGCACATTCAACCCAAGCTGCTCTAAGCCAATCATGACTGTTATCTTTCCAATTAGGATCAACAATAGAATTCAAATTTTCTTGCAAAAGAAACATTGTCTGTACTTGTTGAAATTCTTTTATATTTTGCATTAATTTTTGATTTAAAGAAGGAGTAAGAGAGAAAGAAGGGCCAAGAGATTAAAATAGTTCATTAGGGCCATGCTGATTAAACCTATTGAGCTCATTACGATAAGAGATCAAAGATTGACGTTGAGAAATCAAATTAGAGATAACAATTTGTTGAGAGTCAATGAGACGTTGAAGATCGCCGACTATATGAGCCATGTTATAGGATGGTGGTAAAGAGGAAAGAATGTGTCTAAACTGTTTGATGTTTTCTTTAGCCATTGTTTAAATTTAGAAATATTTATTATTTTTTTAAAAGTAGAAGAACTTGCTTTAAGAGTACGAATCAAGACATACATTACAAAATGTTTAATATTTTGTACAGAACGACCTTGTTTGTTCCAAAAAGGAATAGAGTGCAATTTACGAAGAACGCCCATGCCTTTAAAAGAGGAACGAAAAGTTTTAATATACTTACACAATCTACGTTGTAATGTAGAGATTTCGGTATGAAGAAGGCGAGGAATATAGACCAAGTTAGAGGAAGAATTATCCAAAGTATTGCCATTCAAGTGATGAATTTCGACTTCAGAGCTATCACAAACAAAGCCACGTTTAAGGGCATGAACACCGCCACAATGAAAGAAGGCAACAATTTGGTGGTAATAGACCAAGTAGCCATTATTTTTAATATTAAAAGAAAAAAAGCCAGAAGAAAGCAACCAAGATTTAAGAGGTAAATTTTGTTTTAAATTAAGGTTAAAGGCCTTATAGCGTTGGGGCCATTTACCAATTAAAGAAGAGTGAAAAGAGTGTAATTCTTGCATTATTATACAATTAGGAGATAGGAAAAAGAGGAGGAAAAAAAAGCATCTATTGCCTTTGACACAAAATGCTACCATTTAACAGATGATTTAATTTAGGGAGAGGATTAGACAAAAGAAAACACCTGTTGCCTTTGACACAAAATGCTACCATTTAACAGATGTTTTAATTTAATTTACCCATACTTATTTTTGACACAAGTGTGAGCAAAGCCTCAATATTTTTTTACTAACCGGGAAAAGATTAACGTCTGGTGTAAGTAAGAGTACTTATCTTTATTTTATACTTTTAAGTAATTGAGCCAAGGGAACAAAAACAAAATGAAAGACCAACGGGTTAGGCCGGATTTGTATCCCCCTCGTGTTAAAAATCTTAGAACGAATCTAGATTTAGAGTAGGGCCACCACTTAACTAATAATCAAGTTAAGATTCGTCAACCGACATAAATATATAATAACACAAAGAAATTAAAAAAGCAAAGAAGAATAATTTATGTTTAAGGAAGAATATAGATGGGATCAAAATAAGTAACAAAAGAAGAAAACTCTAAAATATCGGATGGAGACATACGAACACAACCGCCCAAACTTTCTTGTTGAGAAAGGGAAATAGAAGGAGTAGGAGTTTGATGAAAGCCAATCTGAATACCTTGTGTAGTAGTAAGAATACCGATCCAAATAGGACCTAGAGGATGAGAATTTTTTTCAAATATTTGTTTAGTAAAAGGATTTTGCCATGTAAAGCCGTGAGTATACTTAGTTAAAACAAAAAAAGGACCACCAAGAGGAGTAGGATGAGATTTATTACCTGTAGCGACAGGCCAACATT